TGCTGATGTAGAAAAAAACATAAGATCACATATTAACGGAGTATATCAACAATCAAACCAAACAGAAATTAACGAGTTAGTTGATTTTATTAATGAAAACAAATTTGTAGAGTCTCAAAAAACTGCTGTTCAAAATGCAGTTACAAAACTACAAACAGAATATGCCGCTGATAGGGCTGGAGAAAACCTTAGAAGATATGCTGGTCAAATAGCACATGATTCAGTTATGCAAGTTCATGGACAATTTACAGTTAAAAAAGCAAAAGAAAGTGGTTTAAATCATTTTACTTATACTGGTACTTTGGTTCGAGACTCTAGACCTTTTTGTGTAAATATGGTAGGAAGAACATTAACCGAAAAACAAATTCGGGATAGATGGAACTCACAGTCGTGGAAAGGCAAAAGTTCTGGAGACCCTTTTATAGTTAGAGGGGGATATCGTTGCCGCCATACTTGGATTCCAACAAATCCTGATTGGAACATATAAGGAGATATAAATGGCCGAAGAACAACCAAAAGTAGAACAAACTACTGAAAATCAAGAAACAAAAGAAGAGCAGACAAATCAAGAAGTTGCAAAAGCACCTGAGACTAAATTTACAGAGGACGACGTAAATAATATTGTCAAACAAAGATTGGCAAAAGAAAGAGCATCAATTTATAAAAAATTAGATGTTGAGGATTTAGATACAGCCGTTAATGCAGTCAAAGCAACTAAAGAGGCAGAGCAACAAAAACAAATTCAAAAGGGAGAGTTTGAAAAAATACTTAAAGAAAAATCTGATGAGTATGGAAAAAAACTTAGTGGTTTAGAAACAGAGTTAAGAGATATTAAAGTAAATAAATCTTTACTGTCATCTGCATCAAAGAATAGAGCAGTAAACCCAGATCAAGTTGTCGAGTTACTTAATAAAAATATAAAATTAAATGATTCGGGTAGTGTTGAAATTCTAGATAAAAATGGTATAGCTAGATATAACAACAAGGGGGAACTTTTAACAACTGACGAGTATGTTCAAGAGTTTTTAACACAGAACCCGCACTTTGTCGTTGCTACCCCTAGTGGTAGTGGCTCAGTGTCGAATGTGGATAGGTCAGAACTCAGTAAACCTTTCAATCTGAGTGATTTAAATATGAACAATCCAGCGGATAAGAAAAGATATGCTGAGTACAGAAAGCAAAGAGATTCTCAACCCACAAAGATTGTTCTTAACAATAAATAACCATTAAAGGAGTTAAAAATGGCTAATGAAACGACAAGTAGCACGATATCAGAACTATATACTGAAATCGTTGCAGAGGCTTTGTTTGTAGCACAAGAGCAAAGCATTATGAGAGGTCTTGTCAGAAACTATACTATCGCTGGCGGTGGTAAATCAGTAGAAGTACCGATTTATGCAAATGTTGCGGCGGCGGCAGTAAATGAGGCAACTGATCTTTCTAACACGGCAGTCAATCCAGTATCTGTTACTATTACAGCATCAGAGATTGGTATTATGACAACACTAACAGACTTAGCAAGAAACTCAGCATCAAGAAATGTTGCGGCTGACATCGGCAGATTATTTGGCGAGGCAGTTGCTACTAAAATTGATACTGATTTAGCGGCTTTGTTTTCAGGGTTCTCAACAGAAAAAGGCCCCGGTGCTGGTGCTGAAATCACAGTTCAAGATTTATTTGAATGTGCGGCTGAACTAAAAACTAATAAAGCACCCGGCCCATACTACGGCGTGTTCCACCCTAAACAAATTTTTAATGTCAAAAAATCTTTGACTAATACTTTTGTTGGTAGAGACACAGACCTATCTAATGAGGCTATGAGAACTGGATTTGTCGGCAATGTTGCTGGAATACAAATCTTTGAAAGTTCAAACATAGCAGTAGATGGTTCAGATGACTCTGTCGGTGGCGTGTTCTCACAAGACGCTTTAGGCTTAGCGATGATGCAAGACTTGAAAATTGAGTCTCAGCGTGACGCAAGTTTAAGAGCAGATGAGATCGTAGCTACGGCGGTGTTTGGCGTTGGCGAACTTCATGATTCTTATGGAGTTAAAATAACTGCTGACACTTTAGCGGCTTAATAAACAAAACAATTAAGGGGTGGTACACCCACCCCTTATCTGATATAAAAAATTATGACTATTGAAACTGTAAAACTTATTAATAATAAAAACGGCTCTGTCATTGAAAGAAAAAAAGTAGATTACGAAAACAATGTGAGCATTTGGACACAGCGTGGTTGGAGTTTACATGATGGCAAAGCTGTAAAAGCTAAGACTGAAACACCAGTTAAAGCGGTTAAAAAAGTTATTAAGAAAGTTACGAAAAAAAAGAAAAGTAAAAAATAATGGCAACCTCAGAGTTTGCAGTTGCAAATACTAATTTGCAAAAGATACAGCCTGACATATTAGGGTTTGGTATTTCAGACTTTGGAGATCAATTACAATTTGCCGAAAATGATGTTCTTCGTAGAATACGAGAGGAATGGTGGGAAAGATACAGACACCAAGTAAGATACAAAGACATAACAAAAGTTACATCTGTTGAAATGACCAACAGTAAACTCACTAACTCACAATGGACTCAATCTGTTGTTTATCTAGCACTATGGAAATATATATATCCAATTCTTACTAAATGGAGAGACCCAGACACAGGCGAGGGTAAAGATACATTTCAAGTACAAATAGATTTTTACAGGGACAGATACGAAGAAGAGTTCCAAGCAATTTTGCGGGACGGGGTAGAATATGATGAGGACGGCGGGGGTACTGTATCTGATAGCGAAAAAGAGTCGTTACACCAATTACGATTAGTTAGGTAATGGTCGCTGACATTAAAATTAATGTCAATGACATTGAGGTAAAAAAACTTTTAAAACGAATCAGTAGAAAACAAAGAAAAGCAATACAAACTTCTCTTAACAGAGTTTCTAATATGGCAATCTTAATGATAACTAAAAGAACACAAAAAGGTAGATTACCTGATGGTGGTAAAATGTTGCCTTATGCACAATCAACTAAAAAGGACAGAAAAAACAGAGGCAGACAAACAGGGTTTGTAGATTTAACTGATACTGGTAAGATGTTTAGATCGTTAGATTTTAGAAAAAGAGGTTTTAAAAATACATTAATGTTTGCTAATAAAGAAAGAGAAAAGATAGCTAGTTTTCACGATAGCTTTGGTGTAGGTAAAAGAAAAGTAAAAAGACCATTTTTTGCTATTGGCAATAAAGAAGAACCAAAAATAATTAATGAATTTACACAATTTTATTTTAAACAATTAGGAATATGAGCAAAAGAGAAGATATAGCAAACGATATAATTACAAAACTTGATGCTGTTACTAGCCCTATTGAGTTTAAAAAATTAACTAGAGAACCATTTGAGGTTGAAGAATTATCTGATGCACAATTTCCAGCCGCATTTATTCAGTCAGGGGACGAAACAAGAGAACCAGCGTCTATGGGTGCTACTGGTGCTGGTACATATATGGGAACAATAGATTTTCTTGTAGTTGCATTTGGAAAAGGCACAACTGCAAATATAGATACAGTTAGAAATCAAATTATTGAAGTAGTTGAAGAAACACTTGATAATGATATAACAAGAAATGGAAATGCGTTAGACACACAAATTGTTGAGGCATCATCAGACGAGGGTACTATTTATCCTTATGGTGGAGTTAGAATAACAGTGCGTGTAATGTATGAATTTACAAGGGGGACTGCATAATGGCTATGGACATAACAATGACTAAGGGAGACATGACAATAAAAGTCTCGCCTGATTTTCGAGAGTATTACGAGAAAAAAGGTTTTACTGTTGGAGAGAAAAATAAAAAAATATCTGTTGAAAAAGAAACTCAAAAAGTTATAAAAGAGTTAAAGAAAGAAAAGGAGTAATAAATTATGGCAACTCATCATGGAAAAGATGCAGTAGTTCATGTTGGTGGAACAAGCATTGGTAAAGCAACTGGATTTACTGTTGATACAACACACGATATCGTAGAGGACACTGCTTTAGGTAATTCTATGAAATCTTATGTAGTTGGTAGAGGTACATTTACAGCGTCTATTGATATGAATTTTGACGATGACGATACTGCTCAGGGTACATTATTACAAGGCTCTAGTTTGAGTTTTGAATTTATGCCAGAGGGTTCAAGTTCAGGCGAACAAAAATTGTCAGGAACAGGAATTGTTACAGGAATGTCAGTTGGTGTAACTCTTGATGGAGTAACTACAAGAACAGTATCTATACAAGGTAACGGCGGTCTAACTATCGGCACAGTATAATATAATTTATGCCAGACGATAATAAACCTGATTATTTTGACGGAATTCGTAGTCACTTTGAAGAAACAGAAATAAGAGTTATAGAAGTACCTGAGTGGGGACTTGTAGGCGATAAAGCTATTTACGCAAAACCATTTAATATGGCGGAGAAATCCAAANTATTTAANGGTGCNAATAGTGGAGACCTTAATATTCTTATTGATGTCATAATTGAAAANGCNTTAGANAAAGACCATAACAAAATGTTTAATGCTACTCACATACTTAGTTTTAAAACAAAAGCAGATACAGATGTCATCGCCAGAGTTTCNAATCAAATTTTAGGTTCTGACTACGAGGACGCAAAAAAAAACTAAAAAATCCTGAAGTCTATAACGTAATCGCTCTTGCAGAAAGATTACATAAAACTATCCCTGAAATATTGCAAATGAGTTGCTTTGAGTTTAATATGTGGATTGCATATTTTGAACAACAAAGAGAAGAAATAGAAAACGAACAAAAAAAACAAAATGTAAGAATTAAATAATGGCAACTAAAAAAGTAAACATAGATATAATTGCAAAGGATAAATCCAAACAAGCCCTTAAAAATGTTCAAGGTAATTTAGATAAAGTTAAAAGTTCTGCTGGTAAATTAAAAGCGGCGTTGGCGGCTATTGGAGGTGCATTAGTTGTTAGAGAAGTATTAAGAGTAACAGCAGAGTTTGAGGATTTAAGAGACTCGTTAAAATCTGTTACTGGTTCTGCTGAGGCTGGTGGTAAAGCATTTGATTTTATATCTGAGTTTGCAACAAGAACTCAATTCACAGTACAAGATTTGGCAAGATCATTTATCACTTTAAAAGCTAGTGGTATTGAACCAACAGAAAAACTTTTAAGAGTATTTACTGATACTGCCGCTGTGACTACCGATCAACTTGGTGTCTTAGAGGCTATGACAAGAGTATTCAGTAGAGGTGTTCAAGGTGGACTAGGTTTAGAAGAACTTAACCAAATAGCTGATCGTGGTATTCCTGTATTTAAAATATTAGAACAACAACTAGGAATAACTCGTTTAGAAATATCTAAGTTTGGCCAAACAACAGAGGGTGCGGCTAAGATATTAAAAGCATTAGAAAAAGGTTTAGGAGAAACATTTGCTGGTGCTACCGAAGAAAAACTTGATAACTTATCAGTATCATTTTCAAACTTTGGTATTGCATTAGATAATCTTAAAGATGCTTTTGGACAAGAGGTCTCGCCAGAGGTTACTAGATTTACAAATAATTTAGCCGCTGTAATACAATTTGTAGAACCATTAATAAAACTACTTGGTAAACTTGCATCATTTGCTTTGATGGCTGTTAATGTCGCTTTTGAAACAGTAGGTAAATCAGTTGCTTTTGTTGTTACTAAATTCGATCAATTTTTACAATTTTTAGGAATTGTAGAT